TGTTGTCCCACCTCAGTTAACAGAGGCTCCACTTCAGAAAACAAAGGTCCCCCAGCATGTACCTAAGCCTCATCACCCCAGACCTAGACAACTGCATCCATGTCTTCCCATCCTTGAACCTCTATTGGGGACCCCCGGATGACATGGGGTCTACCCGCCTACGTCTCACCAGTGTTGAGCTAGCGTGGCTAGGGTATGGAGCCTGGCTAACCCTAGCATAACCTAGCCCCACCTAGGTCCACCTAGGTCCCACCTAGGTCCCACCTAGGCTTACCTAAGAAACCTAGGTCCCCCATAGTATTCCTTACGCCTCCCAGTAGACCCTGGGGGCCACATAAGAAAACCATAGATAGGACACCACAGTATGGCCTTAGAATCCGGCACCTACATCAGTGACCTCAACCCCAGCAATCCTGTGTCTACTGATGGTCTCGCCCAGGCTGATGACCACCTACGTCTACTTAAGAGCACGCTGCAGGCTACTCTCCCCGGTCTCACTGGTGCAGTCACTAGTACTCACACTGAGTTGAATCTGCTAGATGGAGCTACGGTAACCACTGCAGAAATCAATGTGCTTGATGGTATCACTGCGTCTACTGCAGAGCTTAACATACTTGATGGTGTCACTAGTACAGCTGCAGAGCTCAATCTATTAGATGGAGCCACAGTCACCACAGCTGAGATCAATGTACTAGACGGGGTCACTGTAACCACTGCAGAGATCAACGTACTGGATGGCGCCACAGTCACCACTGCAGAACTCAATACGTTAGATGGTATCACTAGTACCACCAGTGAGTTGAATCTGCTAGATGGAGCCACAGTCACCACAGCGGAACTCAATGTCCTTGATGGTATCACCAGCACCACCGGGGAGCTCAACAAGCTCGATGGTTACACTGGCAACGTAAGTGACCTTAACCTCTTGTCTGGTCTCCAGGCTGGTGGTCTTAGCAACACTGAGTTGTCTAGAGTAAATGGTGTCACCAGTTCCATACAGACCCAGCTAGACAACAAGCAGAACACTGTGAATGGTGCAGCCAGCACTGTTACCTCTAGCGACCTGACAGCCAGCCGTGCCCTCATAAGTAACTCCAGTGGCAAGGTAGCAGTAAGTGCAGTAACCAGCACCGAGCTAGGCTACCTAGACGGTGTCACCAGTTCTATCCAGACCCAGATCAATACTATCTCCAGTGTACCAGCTGGTGTTATCGTTATGTGGTCTGGTGCCAACAACGCTATTCCTAGTGGATGGGCCATCTGTAATGGTGCCAATGGAACCCCCGACCTACGTGACAGGTTTGTCGTAGGATCTGGGTCTACCTATGCCACAGGAGCCACAGGTGGTGCATCTACTGTCACCCTAACCTCAAGTCAGATGCCTGCTCACAACCACAGTGCTACCTCAGTATCCACGGTAACTGACCCAGGTCACACCCACGACTACAAAGGGCAGACTGGATCCTCAGGGTCTGGTGTCTCCTCTAGGGACTCGGTGAACACCACACTGACCACAGACAGTGCCACCACAGGCATCACTGTGTCTACATCTACTTCCATAGGTAACACAGGTGGTGGTCAGGCTCATGAGAACAAGCCTCCCTACTATGCACTAGCCTACATCATGAAGACATAGGATACACATAGATGCCCCTGCTCCCCATAAGAAACCTAGGTGCTGCAGGCGTAATCACAGATGTTGATCCCTTCAACTTACCCTACGCCGCCTTCACCAAAGCCAAGAACGTGAGGTTCACTGAGGGCAACGTGGAGAGGGCACCTATCTTTAGGACAGCCTACGAGTGGTCCACCAGTGCCACTGAGGTCCCAGTCTTTGTCTATGGCCTCACCAACCCAGGTACCTTCGACACAGTGCTTATAGTCAACGAGGACTTTGATGTCTTTGAGTTTGCCAATGGCAACGTAACGACTGTCCACAGTGACTCCCAGTCATCCTCTACAGCCCCAGTCACAGGCACCACCCTAGCATCAGTAGAGTACCTCAATAGGCCCTCTAGGATACCAATAGCTAGAACCCCCGCCGCTAGTAACTTTAGTGACTTAGCCAACTGGGATAGCACATGGCGCACTAGGTCCCTGAGGTCCTTTGGTGACTTCATGTTAGCTTTGAACCTAACCGAGGGCAGCACCAGTTACCCTAACCGCGTGCGCTTCTCAGATATTACCTTAGCCAACAATGTACCTGGATCCTGGGATGCCACAGACACCACCAAGTCTGCAGGCTTCAATGATCTGGTGCAGCTTAGGACCCCCATCGTAGACGGGGCCACCCTAGGTTCCAACTTCCTGATCTACTCAAGTGACCAGGTTTGGCTTATGGAGTTCGTAGGTGGCACCTTCATATTCAACTTCCGCAAGGTCTTTGATGATGCTGGTGTCATTAGTCAGAACTGCATCCTAGAGGTCGAAGGTAAACACTACGTCTTTGACCGGGATGACATCTATGTGAACGATGGTATCACCAGGCAATCCATCTGTGACAACCGTGTCCGAGACTACATCTTTGATGGCCTCGACATGTCCTTGTCTGAGAGATGCTTTGTTCTTCATGTGTCATCCTTAGAAGAGATCTACTTCTGCTACCACTCAGGTGATGACCTGTCTGTCTATGGTGATGCCAGCGGATGCAACAGGGCAGCTGTCTATAACTACAGATCAGACACATGGTCCTTCGTGGATCTCCCTAACGTCACTGCAGGGGCCTTAGCTAACCTAGATGCCGTAGAAACCTACGCATCAGCATCAGCCAACTACAGCACCACTGGTGGTACATTCCACAGCCAAGAATCTAAGTTTACCAGCTATCCAGTCTTTACGTCTATGAAAGACACCTCAGAAGGTATCACCAGACCCCGGCTACTAGGTTTAGACTTAGTTAACTCAGGTAACCTTAACTTACCTGAGACCACCGAGGTCAGTCAGTCAGTGTACCTAGAGCGCACAGGTATTGACCTAGACCAGGAAGCGCAGCTGCCCCTGAGTAGCTACAAGGTCATCAATAGGATTTACCCTCAGATCTCTACGCCATCCACTGACAAGTTCTTTGACTTTACCTTTGGTGCAGCTGACTTACCCCCAGCCGCCCCATCTTATGAGGCTGCAGTCACCTTCGATAGCTCTACCCAGTACAAGGTCGATACCAGGATGGCTGGTCGTTACCTAAGCTACAAGATGGAAACCAGTGAGACTAAAGACTTCACCCTGTCTGGCATGGACGTAGACATCGTGCCCACTGGGAGACGATAGCTATGGCTTTGTCTGACAAGGTAAACATCCTCACCAGGATATACACTAGGAGACCCACCCCGGCCCTAGAGGCGTCCTTCAAGAACTTCATCCAAGAAGAACTCAGGGAGCTAGAGACGTCTATTAGGTCAATAGCTGATGCATCACCTCAGGTATCTGAGACTGCACCTAGCAACCCTCGCAAGGGGATGGTGCGATATGCCGTGTCACCCTGGGACCCTCTCTCGAATGGCTACCAGGGACTGGTTGTCTACAACGGGACAGCTTGGGTCCAAGTCTAAGCCATCCAAAGACCAATAAAAATAAAAGCCAACAAAGGCTAAAGGAGTATCCAGCATGTGGGGCCAAATCATTGGTGCCGTTGCACCAGCCGTCATAGGCGGCATCATGGGCAACAAGGCCGCTAAAGAAGACCGCAAGAATATGGCGGCAATGAATGCAGCTAATATGGCAGGGTTTAACCAGTACAAACCCTACGTGGACAACGCCCTCTCAGGTGGCGAAGATGCCTTCAACAGTGTTTTAAACACTGGTGCCTACCAAGGCCCCACCTACGCTGGACCTAACGCCACACAGCTGGGTGCCATAGGTAATGCGTCTAATGCATCCAATGCTATCTACAACTCAGGTATGGGCATGATGAATGCCGGGGCTGGCTTTGGAAACAATGCCAACTCACTGTACAATGCAGCCTTAAATAACGCTGGTAACATCGGTAACTACCAAGGCACCTTCGACAAGAACATCCAGGACCAAACAAACTTAGCTAATGCTTACACTGGCCTCGCTGGCAACATAGCTGACGCTGGTGCCCAATATGGTAAGTACAGAGACCAGTTTGACCAACTAGGGGCAGGCTTCAATAACCTGTCTAACACAGTCCAAGGCTACAAAGGTAACTTCGATGGTTTAGCCTCAGACATGAAGGGTCTGACTAATGACGTCAAAGGTTACCAAAACCAGTACGACAACCTGGCTGGTGACTTCAAAGGTATGACCAACGATCTAAGTG